CAATTGTGCTTTGATCTCTACCATGCTCTGGCTAACATCTGCTATGCCTGCGCATACTTTGGCAATTTGAGTTTGCCATTTTTCCAAGGCAAGCGGTTCTCTGCACCCGCTGCGCTTTACAACTGTGATAATTTTCATTTGTTCCTAACGAATTTTTTGTTTTATTTGTTGTTGATTCACACGCCGTTGAGTATTTGTCTGCACCGGTTTGATATTTACAATTTGATCTGCGTCCCAATTCAGTATATATTTCTCCTGAGAGGCCAGGACTAAATTGTCGCTGTGATGTTCAATCATGCAAGCATCTTGAAGATCTGATCGATCCAACATCACTATAGTATACATTATTCCCAGTCCTCGTGCAACCGGACAATACATGTTATCGCTCAACAACTGCCAAGGATCTGGCCAATCTCGTTGATCATCCCAGTGCAAATGATATGCTGTCCAAGGTGCTTGAAACCACCAAGAATTAATTTGGAACAAAGCAGACTCAGAATCCAGTTTAAAACACTGCTGTCTTAACTGTGCCCAACTCTCCAGTCGACCGTGAAAATCTCTAGGCCACATTGGTTGTTATGAAGTCAGACCCAGATGTGTCACGCTGTAGTACAATACTCCATTACCACGACCAGCACTGGCTGTGTATACCACAGACATGGTTGCAGCAACGTCTGTTGCTGTTAATTCCACATCAGTGTCAGAATTTTGCACAAAATCATCTGTGTACGAAAACCCGTCACCAGCAGAATCATCTGCATCCTCGACCACTGTGATTGTGCCAGTACGCACTGACGTTTCTCTCACCAGCGTGTACTCCATGCGGAATGCTTTGACATATGCCGAACTGATAGACACAATCACGGTGTTGCTGGCACCAGCTGTGATGGTGGCTTGTGTGCCAGTTTCACGCACATAACTGCCCAACTGTAATTGTGCAGCATTGTCAATACCTATGCTGACAGGAATAGAACTGGTCGAAACATTGAACAGTTTGATTCTGGGATATGCTGCACTCAATGCTGTGGTGCGCTGGAACATGTCACCAATGCTGACATTGTTATCAGCATTGATGTTGATGACTGGTGCAGCAGGACTGGCTGTGCCATTGAAGTGGTTGGCCACATCATAAAACATGTTGTAACCTGATGCATTCAAACTCACAGAAGCAATCACAATGCCTTCATTGTAGATATCATCAAACACATTGTGCAACAACTTGACACCGGTAGGGCCGCCATTGACTGGCGCGGCATCGCCCAACACCACACCCTGATACAAGGTATCAAATTGACTGTTGTTGATGGTGCAGCCTTGGATTTGTTGATCTGTGTTGGTGCCGTAGGTAAATCCTGTGAATCTGCAGTTGGTCCAATTGACATGTTGACAAATCAAACTGACAGTGCTGGACCATCTCACAGCGGCTGTGTTGTCGGTGGCCACGTTGAGATCAGTGATTCCCAATGGTCCCACAATGTCCATGCTGTCAAAAAACGAATTGGTTACATCTTCCATCAGCACAGCATCGTGTATTTGATCAGTGTGTATGGCCAGGCCAGATACTTGAATGTTGGTAGGCGGCGTGGCACCGCCCACGCCAATGTTGGTACTGGTTTGTTGCAGGCTGTCAGCAGTACGCACCACATAGGCGGGCAAACCATTGATTCCCCCGACACTGAGTTGCCAAAAAAGTGTATTGCTGATGTCTATTCCAGTGGCCGGCACCGCGGCCACACTGCGGTAGTAGGCGTTCCCAGGTATGTAATACACCAGCACGCCTAGGCCGTAGGCAGTGTTAGCAGTCCAGTTTTGTACCGTAAAGTTGATGATGGAGCTGTCGGCTCCGTCGCCGTATAATCTGGCATAGGAAGGAATTAAAATGGTATTTGAGACCCGATAAGTACCGGCTGGAAAATACAGGCTACGGCGCACTTGTGAGTTGCTCTGTACACAGTACAATTGATACAGTGCTCGGTTAATGGCTGCTGTGTCATCAGTTGTTCCATTGCCTGTGGCTCCAAAATCCGTTACCACAACAAAACTGTCTAGACGACTTTGCAAACTTTGGCTGACAGATTGTCCAGCTGTGGCGCCAGTTTGAACTGTGTAACCAGCAGCTTCGCCTCGATACACATATTGATTGGCATAGTCAAGCACATCAGAAAATTCTGTTAGGATTTCAGTGTTGCCTATTACTGGTGCACCTTCATCCAGTGTGCCGTTGCCAATGAACAGTCTGCGATCATCTATGGCCCAACCCAGTTCAGCACCGGCCAAGGGTTGCGGTAAATCTATTTGTAAACCCTTGCGGGCGGTGATTCGGGATATTTGTACAATTGCCACTGTGTGATTCCTTTGGGTATCACATATTTAGCAAGTAATACTGTTCGACCTTTTTCCACCATAAGTCACGATAATGCTCAAACTCACGACCTTCTAACACAAATTCTTGGTATTCCGGCGGCGTGATCATGTTCATTTGTTCATCCACAGTGGGTTTGACACACATCAAGATCACGCCTTTTTGGATTCGTGTGCCGTGCAGTTCATTGTGTGCTTCAGCATAGGCACACAACTGCACAAAATAATCATCAATCCATTCGCGCTTTTTAGGCTTGTTGGTTTGCTTGTAGTCCAGGATGGCTTCTTCATTCAAATGTATGCCTGCACCATCTGTGGTGCCTGCGTATACCTGGGGGAAATACAACGGGACTTCAATGCCCCAAAACTCTGTGACATTTTTTAGGCCGTGTTCTACCACTGTGTGTGCCATGGCATGGCTGGCCCAGGAGAAAGGATTTGTGCCACGTTCCTTGATTGCACCATCTCGAACATACTGCTCAAGATACGTGTGCATGCGTGTGCCACGATTGGCTGCTTCTGTGGTGATGGCCTGCGCTTGTTCTGTGCCCACCCGAGCTCGCCAGTTCTGCAGGGCTCGTTTGCTTTCTTCACTTTTGGTAGCGTCAAGTATTGTTGTCACCGACGGTAACTTTTTACCATCAGGTGTGGCATACATTCTGCGTCCGTTGACGTTTTCTCGGGGAATAGGCTGATAATTAAATTTTGGATTGTACAATGTCAAACTCTAAAACTTTCTCCGCAACCACAACGGTCACGTTCATTGGGGTTGGAGAATTCAAAGCCTTCGTTAAGACCCTGGCGTACATAGTCTACCTGTGTTCCGCGCAGGTACACATCAGACTTTTTGTCAACCAGCACACAAAACTCGTTTTGAGCATAGTTTATGGTGTTCGTGTCAGGCTCATATTCTTTGACATATTCCAGCACATAAGCTAGACCTGAACAGCCTGTGGTTTTTACTCCCAGGCGTATGCCAGCATAGCCTTTGAGTTCAATTAGTCGTTTGATTCTGTTACGTGCTGTGTCAGTTAACGAGATCATGCTTTTTACGATAGTCTTCTACGGCTGCTCGTATAGCATCTTCAGCAAGAATAGAACAATGAATCTTGACTGGTGGCAGTGCGAGTTCTTCAGCAATCTCTGAATTTTTAAGAGCTGCGGCTTGGTCAAGCGTTCGTCCTTTAACCCACTCGGTAACAAGAGAGGATGAGGCAATTGCACTACCGCATCCGTATGTTTTGAACCTGGCATCGGTTATTACTCCATCCTTGACTTTGATTTGCAATTTCATTACATCACCACAAGCAGGTGCTCCTACCATGCCTGTGCCAACAGTATCATCTATGTCAAACTTGCCCACATTACGTGGGTTTTCATAGTGATCAATTACTTTTTGTGAATAGGCCATGTGATATCTCCTCGCTAATTATAGCGTATTTACTGATGTTTGTCAATAAAATTGGTTATTGATTCATTCCGCGTTGCATGGCGGATTTGGCTGAAGCTGCCACAATGTCTTGTGCTTTGTTCACAGGCATTTTGATTGGATCTGTTGGTCCGGCACCTTTGTACTTGATTACGCTAGGATTTTGTGGATCCATTGGTTCTAACACCGAATCCAGTGGGGGCTGACTCACAATACTCACAATATTTCTTTGTCCAATAGGAAATCCCAAACTGCGAGCAGCATTTATAAATGCATCAGTGCTGATTTGTTTTTGAGCATTTTCATCGTCGGCACGACCAGCAAGAAAATTCACCAGACCCATCAGTTTGCTAGGGTCTGGTGTGTTGTTCTCAACTTCATCAATTCTCATTATCTACGGGCTCTGCCCAATGCTGCACGAGGAGGCTCGGCGCCTGTTTCAAGATCAGCACCAACATCAGCACCTATGTCTGCACCAACATCAGCACCTATGTCTGCACCAAGTTCTTCCCCAGGCACAGGGGCAGGAACTGCTCCAGGAACGCCACTGGCAGCCATGCTGGTGTCTAGAGCAGCAGGTTGTCCTGTGACCACACCCAGTGCTGCTTCTAGTTGTTGTTTTGCACCTTGCAGATTTTGTACCAAGCCTTGCAATGCTGCGGTGGCATCAGTGTTAAATTGTGTGGCTTGTTCAATGCCAATTTGATTGCGGATACTGTCGACCAAAGCAGGCAGTTCTTTGAATTGCATTTCTGTGGTGTCTTCCAACATGCTTTGCATTTTGTCTACCATGTCTTGTGCAGCCAAAACAACTTGAGCTTGTTGTACTTCTGATTCTTTTAAAAATTGATATGCTCGGCGCAAACGACTTTCGGCAGTCATCAATGCCTGTCCGGCAATAAGTTTTTGTTCGTCAGGTGTGAGATTTTGTCCTGCTTGACTTTTCTTTAGTGCCGCAGCAACTTTTGGATCTTTGATATCTACTGTGGCTTGTTGACCATTGGTAGGTTGACCAGGTTTGGCTTGTGTGGGAGGAGCAACTGGTATTGCTTCTTCTTTTACGCGAAGAGTCAAAGCCTGTTCCATCATTACCAATTTTAAATAGGCCGGATTGCGTTCACTGACATGACGAGTGGTCATGCGTTGATGTTCAGCAATCACACCGCGCACACGTTTCAACATGGCCTGTGCTTCCTTTACAGTAAGGCGGTTCACAGGCATTTTTGTACCAAAGTAACTTTCAAATACTCGGGCTACTTGGCGGCTCTTGTTTGGTTGGGCCAGTTAGGTCAATTTCATTTGGAAAATCCTCTTAGTTGTAAATATTTAGCCGAATTTATACATTTTTCCAATTCTTGATTCAGCAAGGTAAGGTTCTCAATTTTGAGTGCTAATTTGGTGTGTACTATTTCACGGAATTCTGGGCGGCTGCTACGGTCTGCTTGCCCACGTCGACAATAGATATCAGCAGTGAGTGATTGTTTTTTGTGGTCTAATATGCGGATGTTTTGTGCCAATTGAAACTGTTTCAAGTGATCAGCCACACAATATGACATGGCATTTTTTTTACTGCTGAATACACTCACAAGATCATCGCTGTGATATACAGCAAATCCTGCTGATTCAGGGCGCAGATAATAATGACCAAATGCCACGTAACCACCATATTCATCGTCAATGATAAGTTCAGTGTACACACGTTTGAGTTCACGCTCAGCAAAGCGTTCTAATTTTTGATCACGTGTCATAGTGTCTTGATGTAGTGAGAGCCAAGCCATCCCACCATGCCCAGTAATGCACCAATGATGCCAATGCCCCAGGCAATGATTTGATCGTTGCGTTTTTCGCCCATCTGATTTACCATACTATGCACATCTGACACCATGATTTTTACTTCGCCAACTTCTCGTTCCACTGTTTCTATTTTGAGTTCCAGCATGCGGTAACGCTCTGCACACAGTTCAACGTGTGCTTCAAGACTTTTCTTTTCAATATCTGTAGTGTCAACCATGTTCGGGCTCCAATGACTTATTTATGGCAGTAAACCAAATGTTCTGATTGGTGCCTTGAGCGTGCAGTGTTGCTGTGACCAATGCCACTTCGTCAAGCCCTGTGACCATGGGCACACCTTCACAGTCTCCTACAAGTCCTGCTAAGTCATCGCTGTCTGCATTGCTGCTGAGCACGCCTTCGGCTTCTACGTCAAATTCAAAATGCCAACCGTCTTTTTGTTTAGCTGGTGTTACCACATTCATGGGTTGTGTACGTAAACTGATGATCTGCAATAAACTTTCCCAGTTGCGCTGTTGATTACGACTGCGATTCCATTGTTCAGCAGTATCAATCACCAGGCCTGTTTTTGTGGTAAAGGGTAACTGTTGTGGTCGGAGATGTCCTGTGACACCGGTGTAGGTACAATCAAAAAGGGTGCGGCACAAGACTTTCATTATGTGCATATTTACGGCCAAAAAGAAACCCTGGATTTTTTACGTCCAGGGTTTGATTGGAACTAAACTGATTACAGGTTAGTGAATGTTGCACTGGCAGCAACGTTGGCAGTTGGGATACCAATGTTCAAACCACCTGTGGCGTTGGCTGTTTGAGCAGCAGCAACCAACTGAGCAGTTGTGTAACCACCAGCTGGATAGATAGCCAAGTTGATAGTACCGGCTGTGGCACCTGCTTGATAGAAAGCAACGGTGCCGCCAGGAACTGTCAAACCAGCACCTGATTGAACTGCTTGCAACACATTGTTCAAGTAACCGTTGACGTTACCAGCATTGGTAAGTGCAGCGTTGGCTGTGAGTGTGAAGAATTGCAGTTGTGGACCAGACAACATCACTGGGCCTTGGGCCGCAACGTTGGCTGTTCCTGAGATTGAACCATTGGCCACGTCCAGTGCAAATACTGGTTGTGTGGTTCCGTTTGTTTTTGTAAACTGTGCCATGATAATTTCCTTTAGGTTAAGTGGTCTCGGTGGACCTGCTTTTATTTATACAATCGGTAAAAATTATGCCTGTTGTGGATTATTTCTAGCCGCATTTCTTGCTGTAAAGTCAAATCTATTCACTGCTTTGCCGTAGCCTGCAGGGGTGGCCATGACCCAGCCTTCGTGTCCAGGATCTTTCAAATCCAGTTGACGCAGTACATCCAACTTCAAATCATGCAACAACAAGAACAGGGTAAATGCCGCTGCCAAGCCTTCTGTGTTTGAAGTAGGACTCTGTAGGTATTCCACAATGTTGGCGAATTTGCGTGGAGTTACCTTGGTCTGCAGCCAGTTACCAAACCCTGACAGCAAGTTGTCAAAGTTACCCCCGGGTTGTCTGATTCTATAATTGATATAGTCCACACACAGTTTTGCTAGATCTGTGAGTTGTTGTCTTCTTAGTTCAGCAGGATTGAACAAGATGTCAATTGCGGCACCTTTGTCTCGCACCAGTGCTTTGATTTGTTTTGCAAGATCTGTGTTTGGCACCATTTCTTTGGCAAAGATAGGTTCAATCAACAACAGGCCCGGAACATCGTTGAACTTCACACGCCGCAATGGTTGTTTGGGATCACCTGCATCTGAGTACATGGTGTGCATGGCAATGCCAATTTCGCTGTTGCCAATGCGTTGACCCAGTGAGCTTTTTGCAGGAATGCGATACTGCACAGTGTTGGGCTTGAACACATAGTTGCCGGCTTCCAGTGGAGGTGTGGCTTGATACAACAAATCACCTTGTACATAACCACGGAAGTTGGCTGGCAATGCTGCTTCTAGTACAGGAAACAACCTGGCATAAGTTTGTATCAGCGCAGATCTATCTCCCGAACGTGTGCGTTGTATATCAGCCATCATTTGAGGACTTGTGGCCAGGCCATCATAACCTTTGGCTTCAAACCCAGATCCATCTGTGAGCACAAACTCACCTGTTTCAGGTTTTCGACCAAAGTACACAGCAGGCATACCGTCCCATTTCACACTGGTTGTGGTGCCTGGACTGGCAGCAGCCTGGTCCAGTATGCTCAATGCTTCTGCAGCACCACGTGATCCTTTGCGAAACACCAGATCTTCCAGGTGTTCAATGCCCTTGGCTCTACCACCCACATTGCCTTCGTCGGCTTCATAAATTTGATAGGGATTAGCACTCTCACGTTCTACCAAGGGTTGCATGCCTTGGTTTACAATTCTATCACGCAGGCGGGCCAGGAAATAAGTGTCAGCATCTTCTTTCACAGCGTCTGGTTGTTGCATGCCTTCTTTGGTCAAGTATTCACGAAAGTCTTTGACTTTGACTTCTTTGTCTCGGTCCTTGGCCAGTGCAGCAAAGATAGTTTCTACATTTTTAAGATCTTTTCTTGTGCGGCCACGACCCAACAATGCCTGTGCCACATAGTCAGGATCCATGCCACCATCCACAAGTTGGTTTGTGGCACGACTGAACATGCCATTGGCTCCTACTTTGAGCCCCAGTTGTTTGGCAATGCTTGACATCAGCACATTGCGATTCATGCCTTTGTAAGCAGAGTCTTCGCCACCCGAATAAAAGAATGTGCCCCAATCCAAGTTGGGGAAAAACATAAAGTCTGTTTGCACATAGCCCAGTTCAGGACGCCCTTGTATGGGTGTTCTCAAGTGAACTTCACCGCCCTTTTTGATCCATTCAGCCGGCGGCAGTTTGTGACTCACAATCCATTGCATGAGTTTTTGGGCCAGTTGATCTTTGGAGATTTCGCCAGTGTCTACAGCCAAGTCCATGTCGCCAGATGTGGGTGCCTTGCCGGTTGAGCCCAGCCAACGATCACGTGGAAATTCCAACCCAGTGAGTTGTTCAATCCAGGCCACTGTGGCAGGTACATCGCTTTGATTGATACGACCTGTGAGTGGCTGTCCGTCGGCATCTTTGAATACATTGCCGCCTTCCAGCAGTGTGCGCAGACTTTTCATTTTATCAGTCCCATGTGGCGCAGTAGATCATCCATCACTGGGTTGCCTGTGGCTCGCACTGGTGTGGGATTTTGTTGTATCAATTGCGCAAGACCCTGCAGATCTTCATCTCTCACGCCCAGCGCACTCATGGCTTTGGCCACATTGCTGGTAGTAGGACCAGATTTAACAACACTGCCAACAGCACCGCTGCCGGCGCGATTTGTATTGGGCTGGCCCTGAAAGGTCATTAAAGATGCTGCATTGGCAATGCCTTGACTGAGATTCAACCAAGCAGTATTCAACTTGTCAGCATCTTTGGCAGTGACTATGGCCAGCAGCGCATCATCCACTTGCTGTAATGTGCGATCAATGTCTCTAGACACTGTGGTATCACTGTTGTTGACAATTTGATCTGTAAAGTCATCCAGAGTGGGCACTGGCACCCCTGCTTGATTATCCATGGTGGCCTTGAGTCCGTGCGGACGCAACATGGACTCAAACTGTTTCATCAAAGTATCAGCCAATTCTTTGGAGTCCAACTCTGACAATCCTGCATTCTTAGCAGTATTTTTCATGGTTTGCACAGTTCTAGTCCACAACTGTTGTTGTTGTTGTGCCTGTTGTTTGATCACTGGCTCTGACAATTTTTGTGCCTGCTGCTGAGATGCCAGGCCTTGTACCTGAGTTGATTGTTTGGGCTGCATGCCAAAATATTCTCTAGTGGCCGCGCCGGCTGCCTGGGCCAGACCTCGTCCCACAGCACCGTAGTTGATTTCTGTGATTTTTTTGATCTGGGTAATTTCAAAAATCTGCATGAGTTCGTTTCATTGATCGGTTAAATTTACCTGTGTCTCTCAGGCGTATGGCATTGAGAAATTTGCGTTGTAGGTTTTCAGCTTGTTCGGCTGAAAATTCACTGTCAATCTGTTCCATCAAACGAATAGCAGATTCTATAATGTTGTGAGCTCGAGTTTCGATCACAGTTTTACGATCCCGCTCAACATAGAGGCTGTCTAGTTCTTCTAATATGCTTTTGGTTTTCTTTTGCATTTGCTCAAAGGCCTTTGGATTATTTAGCGAAAATGGCATTGCAATAAATATCTAAACAAGGAAATAGTATATGACCAGTCAAATCAATCCCAACGACATCAACGGTGAATATCCCGTGGCAGGTGTCAGTAATAACACGCAAGGCATGCGTGATAATTTTACCAATACCAAACAGAATTTTCAATATGCTAAATTAGAAATAGATGATCTGCAGGCCAAAGCAGTGCTGAAATCTGCGTTGACAGGCACCACGCTGGACAACAACATGGCCAATAATGTGATTTATAACGCACAAATTCGTGGTTTTTCTGGCACCGTTGTGGCCATTGCTGCTACGTCGGGCAGCATTGCTGTTGACTACACAGCTGGCCACTATCAAACCATTGTGATGGCTGGCAATGTGAGTTTGAGTTTTACCAACTTTCCCGCTGCTGGTACAGCAGGCATGTTGCGCCTGCGAATCACTGTGGATGCTGCAGGTCGTACATTGACTTTGCCTTCCGCTGTAAGTGTGGGCACTGTGGGTGTACAAGGGTATGCAGCCAATGTGATTACCTTTGCAGCAGCTGGTATATTTGAATTTGGATTTGTTACCACTGATTCGGGCACTACTATCACCTTGTTTGATTTGAATCGTCCTCTCAACTACTACACCAATACCGTGACCATTGCAGCCACCACTGGCAGTGTGAGTTCAGGATCAGGTGCGTTGATAGTGGCCGGTGGTGTTGGCGTGGCCGGCAATCTCTATGTCAGCGGCAACATTGTAGGCAGCATAGTGGCCACGGGCAATACATTTGTAGGCAACACCACAGTGGGCAATTTATTGACCAGTGGATTTGTCAGTGCTGGTGGCAACGTCACTGGTGGTAATGTTCTAACTGCTGGATTGATTTCGGCCACTGGCAACGTCACTGGAGGTAATTTAAATGCTGTGGGTTTGAGTCTTTCAGGCAACATTGTCAGTGCTGTGAATCTCACTGCCAATGTGACCACCACAGCCAACATTGCTGGAGGCAATATCAAAACTGGCGGCATCATGTCAGCCACAGCCAATGTCACTGGTGGCAACATACTCACTGGTGGATTGATTTCGGCCACCAGTACTATAACATCAACTGCCAACATCACTGGTGCCAACATACTCACTGGTGGATTGATTTCGGCCACTGGCAACATCACCTCAACTGCCAATATCAGCAGTGGCAACATACTCACCAGTGGATTGATTTCGGCCACTGGCAACGTCACTGGTGGCAACATCTTGGGCGGAGCCAATGTCAATGCTACCACTCACACAGGTGCTACAGCATCGCTGAGTGGCAATGTCACAGGCGGCAACATTTTAACTGCTGGATTAATCAGTGCCACTGGCAATGTCACAGGCGGCAACATTTTAACTGCTGGATTAATCAGTGTCACTGGCAACATCACTGGTGGTAATATCAGTGCTGCAATTCACACAGGTACCACGGCCAGCTTGAGTGGCAACGTCACAGGCGGTAACGTATTGTCATCTGCTTTGATATCTGCTGTGGGCAATGCTATGATACTTTCTGGTACTGCCATGCCAGCTGGTGGCACAACAGGCGCAGGTTACAAATTGTCTACTACCAACAATTTTGGTATTTTCTTTGGGTCAGGTGCACCTACCTTGTCTGCGGCGCAGGGATCACTGTATTTGCGCAGTGACGGATCAACAACAAACAATAGAATGTATGTCAACACCAACGGCGCTACCACATGGACTGCTGTGATCACTGCGGCTTAACCAGTTTTGATCTTGCCCAGAAGTTGTTTTAATTTGGCACTTTGAACATCTGCTGTGACTTTGGGTGCGTCTAGTTCAAAACCTTCTCGGGCTTGTGGTCGTTCCCAAGGCACAGATTTATCGTCATCTGCGGCTGCACTAACTTGGCTTTTTGCTTTGATCGAGTCCATGATACTTGTACTGGGCTTTTTGCTGAACCCATTGTCGTTTTCGTCCCCACCTTCATCAGTAATGCGCATGGTTTCAATGTTGTACTCCAAATCAATTTTTTGACCAACGCCGGTCGAGCTTCGTGACTTCATACACTGTATTTGGTATTTGCCACGTTCCTTCATTGCTCGGCTTGTGAAAATGCCGAACACGTTATCTGCTGTGTTGATCTTGGAAATACCACCCGAAATATGTGAGTGATCAAATTCAATTTCTTCCACAGCGGATCTGTTCAACTGCGATGCAGTTACCATTAGGATTCCTAGCTCTTTGGCTAAATTACGGAGTTCTTCTGACACATACTTGTCTTTCACAAACAAGTCGTTGGGCGAAACTTTTGCACTCACTGGCATCAACAAGTCCAAGTAATCAATCATCACAAAGTCCACACGTTTGCCAGTTTGTATTTGATATTCTTTCAAGTACGCACGTATGTCATTGATGTTGCTCTGTGCCGGCAAGCCTTTGACTTGATAGTTACCGGACTTCTTGGCCACCAGCTTGACCTTGAGTTCTGTGGTGTCTATGTCTTTGCGAATGTCCTTGGTGCTCATGTTTGTGAGCATGGCGTCGGTTCGCAAACTTGTGAGTTCTTCACTGAGTTCCAGTGTGATGTACACGCCACTCAACCCTTGTTGCAACCAGTTAAGCGCAATGTTCATCATCACAAGACTCTTGCCCGAGCCTGATCCTCCGGCAAAGATGTTGAGTTCACCGCGACTGAACCCACCATACAACAATCTGTCCAGTTGTGGCCAACCTGTTGATACCTGTCCACCTGAGTTAAAATATTTGTTGATGCGAGCCGCTGGATCTGCAAAATAGTCTGTGCCCATGTCTCTAGTCAACGATATCTGTACCGCATCCTTGATCAGTTTTTCCACAGGTTCAAAGTCGCCTTTTTCCAGCATGTCTGCGGCTTTTAAAATGGCACGTTCTAGTTCCTGGCGGCGAGTGAATGCTTCAAACTCACCCATGAACCAATCAAAGTGCCCCTCATTCAAATCTGGCACAGCCTGTAATTTAACGCCAGTGGTGGCCGAAATCTGCATACGGTCAGGCAAGGTCTTGTGTTTTTCTGAATGTTCTTTGATGAACTCAGCCGCAGGCCTCAGACTCTTGTCAAAGTTCTGCGGGTTGTAGATGTTTTGAACACGCACATAGCTCTGTGCGTCCTCCAACATCATTTCTAGAAACAGGCGTTGAACATCAGTGCTGTAATCTTTTAACAAGTGCTTTCTTCCTTAACTCAATTTTAATTCTACTGGTCTCTCGTGATTGCATTATAGTTAGTAGGGCACCTAGTCGTCCCAACTTAATTACAGCATCGTTGACATCTTTGCAGCCCACGGGCCAGTCAGGTATGCTCACTGCCCAACCCAGTTCCACAGCACGGTCAATTAGTTCAATGCCTGCTCGATCCTGGTCGGGTACCACAGTTATGGATTTGTCTAGGCTGCGTATCAGTCGAGCTTGTGCGTCACTTATGGTGTTGTGCATCACTGCCACACCACCTATGCTGAGTGCATCAAATATGCCTTCTGTTACTATGACATGTTGCCAATCTGTGGGTTGCAAGTCTGTGCCAAACACATAACCTGGTTGACTGTCACTGATGAACTTGGGTTGCTTGTCATCTAAAAATCTGCAAGTGTATCCCACAATCTTGTTGTCATACGTAAATGGTATAACCACATGCGGGCGTGTCCAATGTACCCCGTCATTCTCTATCTGCACCATGGCAGGAAAGTCTTTGGGCACATGTCTAACACGTACATACTCCCAATATGGTCCATGCTCAGGCATCAACAATTCAGCATATGGTGGTAAGTCTCGTTCTTCAAATGTAATACCTGCTAGTGTATTCCATGTTTGTTGTCGATCTTGTATGATTCCATGTATGCTTCGATGCCGCAGACTTTCTAAATTCAGCATCTCTATTTCTGTTTCTGGCACACCCATCCAGCCCAACAGTTTACGTGCTTTGTAACTTACACTGCGTCCTAATATAAAACTGGCTGTGTATGCACAATTGAAACAGTGATAACTCCATCCTTGATCGGTGGCTTTGAGTCCGCCACGCCCTCGTCGATCCTGCGTCGATCCATTGTGCTGACAGCATACTGCATTGAAACTCAACCACCCAGAGGGCGTTTGTTTCTTTTTTGCAGGCAGATAAGCAAGGATATCAAGCATCTGTTGAGTATAACAGATTTGTCACGCAAACGCAATGCTTAACGATAAAGTATATTGGTAACGTAGCCAGTTGTGATCAGCACAGTCACAGCCTGTGCTTCGGTGCCACCAAAGTTCAAAGGCAAGTAACCCGAACCGCCGTTGGTAACAGTGATTTGTCCAATACCGCTGGGTCCTGTAAATGGTGCGGCAATGGCTGTGGCGCCAGCACCATTGCCCAAAATTTGCACATAAGGTGCAGCCATATATCCCATGCCAGCATTGTTCACAGCAATGCCTGTGACCACACCGTTGACCACTGTGGCAGTAGCTGACGCACCATATCCTTGACTGTTGTTGATACCTAACCGTAGCAATGGATGGAAGCCCACAACATTGATGTAAAAAGTTCCAGACTCGTCAAAGTACTCGCGACTTTCTGTGACATCTACCCAAACAGCTTCGTAGTCCTGAGCGGCCTGCACCTTGACAGTGCCGGTGTAGTGTTCCAAATCATACTTGATTGTGGTCAAACTGGCGCCGGTGGTGTTGATATAACTTGAGTAATATTCTGTGAGATAATTGCGTGACAGCGGTTGTGGGTTCAATGCCCAGTCTGGATAGGAACTTGGCCCGGGTTGCGGCCAAGAATTTTTGCCATTTATTGTGGGGATTGAGACAGGCTGGCTGGGCATAAACTGTGGCAGCACACTGTCCACAATGTCGCAGTCGGCTCTAGCACCTGCATTGTCGTCTGTGAATGCTGCCTGTACATAATTGCCTTGTGTGCGCTCAATGCTGTAACTGCCAGGCTGTGCTAGAATGTTGATGGTATCTGCTGTGTCCAGTACAACTTTGACTCGGCCCAGACTGGCACTAAGTACAGTCATGTCTTTTTCCAACAATAATTCATCGCCGGTTTGGTTCAGCAATCTAAAGCGGAATGTGCTGCCTGTGACGTTCACAGGTTTTTGGTCTTGGTTGATGAATTCAAACAACAGCACGTTGTCTACACCTTTGTTAACAGTTAAAGTTTTTGCGTACACTGGGTCATACCTCGCAGTAAAGTATCCACCACTGGTGTCAATCAAAAGTACCCGAATGATTTGTTGATATAAGTAAGCAGTGGTTGAATACATAGGATCCTCGATACGTATTTATGGGTAATAACATCTTTGAAAAACTGGCGGAAAAATATCCGTTTATAACTCTTTGCATTTACGCCAGCAACGAGTATATAGGTATAGTTCAAAACAGAGACGATGCTGTTACAACCATCTACGACTTTGGTGCTGTGCTCACACAACAAGACAAGCTGGAGTTCTTGGAACTGGCCAACAATTGGTGGTGGGAAAGCAATAGGAGTATACCCATCAACATATTCTTGCGTGGGGACTGGGAAAAGTTTCGTTTTACCCTGCGCACATTCTCCAACAAAGATCTTGAAATCTTACACGGACCTGTGTGCAGCCTAATAGACATTGCTCGCAAAAAAACCAAGCGTAAATCTATTACGCTTGTGCGTCGGCTTGATTGAGCAAATTCATGTGCAACGCTACCAGGGCTGCATAACTCACAGCATGTGACTTTTTAAACGTATAACCACGCGATTCGTCCCCATCCCACACTTCGGCAAACACTTGATCCCAGGGCCGTCGCTGTAGGTGTGCTTTGCCTGGTCTAATAATTGATATAAAAGCAGCCATCCTGGGTATGGAGTCAGGTTGCATTGTGGCCAACAAATCCACATAGTTGCCCACGTGAACCAACTGACTGGTCCAGGTTTGGTCTGTCCACAGTCGAGACCATGGAGGTTTGGCCGACAACATGGCTTCATAGTGTTCAGGATCTTGAATCAACTGATACACACTCATGTTCAACAGGTCAATTTTAAAATAACCACGCTGTTCTGCTGACTCATAGTCTATGGCAGCACAACCGTGTTCTGGATCTTGCGGAATGTCTGTGACATAGACGCCAGAATTGTGCCGACGTGGCCGTCCATCTACTACTTGTCTGGCAGGTGTATGCCGAATTAACTTCAATACATCTTCTCTGTTGGCAAAATCCAAATCAATATCTGCGCTCATGTGAAATAGTTCCAACCTAATTTAGCATTAACATACGCTTCTTCTAGTAGATCCAATGGAGGTAAGTTTGATTTGTTATTTTGTATTTGTCTAACAATATCATCACATTTGATTTTAGAATCTTTGTAAGGTTGTCTTATTAAGAATTCGTCATGCAACTGATCAATATCGTCTTGACAAGTATACGCAATATCTGCCCAACTAGCGATCTTTTTGACTTCTTTCAAAAAATCTTGTTTGGTATAAAAACACGCAAACGGAAAAACATACACTTGTTTTAATTTATCATATTTTACTGCTTGTTGTTCAGTCAAGAAGCCATGGATTGCCGGCTGTTGAAATCCAATTTGAAAAAATTCTCTTAACATTGGCCTTGGACAATTAGGGTGTGTTGATGATATTTCTAACAACTCTAATTTATGCTGTGTGATGCATTCTTGTTTGATCCAATCGGGTAAATTTTCAAACTCTGCCAATGTGGTCACCATGGGCCAAGACAGATCTTTGACTGTATTATAACTGTCCCGAATTTGATTGGTAAAAAAACTGTGTATAATATTATCCAATACCCAACGGTAATTTTGATTATTGAGCTTGTTGTAAGTATCAATTTCTAATTGATTATTATTGTACTCATAATTTCCTGCTCTAAGTAAACTGATTTGCTGTAACGGTAATAAGTCATCTACATCAATTTGTATGCTGATTATTTTATCAAAGACAAATGGTATGTGTGAGAAAGAATAATGAGCAGCATGGAATATTTTAATTCCTGTATACTGTTTTTTATGTGACGCTCCCGTAGAATCAAAAGGGCTGCCGACTGTTATCCCTGCTATTTTATTACACACAAACTCTAAATAGTTGCCGTGGGCGCCGCCTTGAAAATCAATGTGAATCATGATCTACACAATGCCACAACCATTTTCAATTGCTGTTTGGCTTCATGAACAGCACCCATGGCATCTGCCACAGCAGGATACTGTTCAGCCATGCGCCGGGCTTCTGCTTCTTTGTCACGCTGTTCTCTCACCCAGTCAAGTAAAAGTTCAGCGTCAGGATTCAGCCCAACATAATACTGACCTAGATTCAACGGTTGCCAACCAGTGCCGTTGTACATTTCCAGTTGTTGATTGCTAGTGTTGTATTGTAATTGTCCAACACCCATATAACCAGTGTTGTTGACATAGTTACTAGCAGGGCCTCCCGTAACGACCACATACTTTCCAGTTTGCCCAATATTCCCTATCATGTCAATTTCCTTGCTGCTTCTAATTCCGGAATGTAATCTGCCAATTTGATATTTCTTGACTGATCCAATTTGTCATTGAATTCAAAAAAGGCTGTTAGTTTTTCCAAATCCAATTTGAAATTTTTGTCATAGTGCATTATAACACCGTCAATAAAACTTTGCAACAATAAATCATTACGATAACATTTTAATTGTCTAATGCGTACCAAACTTTCTAATATCAAATTCCTATCTGGAAAATTCAATGCAGAAAATAAGTCATTTGTTGAATTGGCAAACTGACAATGTACCAATGTTGCAGAAAATTCTTGATCAAAAAATACCAACAGATCATACAATCGAAAAATATTGTATATGGACACTGTTGTATTAAACGATACCACATAGTTTTGTTCTTTAAGATATCTAACGTTGTCAACTATTGTTTCCCATTTGCTAGGCCAACGAATATAGTGATTTAATTCGCCAAGCCCGTCAATGCTGATAATAAATTGAAAGTTGGAAAATTCTTTAAGTTGTTTTTTAAATTTATCGCTGAGTTTGGTACCATTTGTGTTAACAACAAATTCAAAATTTGTCTGTTTGGTTTGTATGCACTTTTCAACAAAATTATAAAATTCCGGCATTGCAGTAGGTTCGCCGCCGGCAACATACAATTTTTTAATATTTTCAAGTTTAACAAAATCAAAATTTAAATAATTTTTTTTGTTGTGGTCGGTGATCAAATTAATTTTTTTATATTCTTGTGCTATTAGGTTACTGCTATCTGGTCCACAAGTTCTACACTGTAAATTACAGGTGTTGCCTGGACGAACTTCATAGTACACTGGATGGTGTAAATTATTTAGATCATCAATGCTATGCAAATTCAACCTGTTGGCCCATTCAACAGTTTCTTGCATTCTTGCACTCAAGATGCCGCGTTCTTCAAGCTCGTAACAGCTAGAACAGTGCTCGGGCATGAGTGTACCCGACAACATGTTGCTTCTAATTTTTAGATAATGTGGATCTGTTTTAAAATCTACAATGTCCGACAACAATGTTATTGGTGTAAGTGATCTACAACACACTGTTGTTTGACCATTGTTTGCTAATAATTCTATAAATGGAAAAATGCAAAAACTTTTATTTGTTTTTGTTAGATCTTCAAAAAATGTTATATTGGTGTTGTATGTTGAATCTAAGTATACCACCGGTACTGTGGCATTGATTTGTTTGGCAGCGCGAATAGTTTTATAAAATGCGTCAGGATGAGAATATTGTTCTCGTGGTTGATCTAATATCACAATTTGATCAAATTCTTGTGCTAAATCAATCAGTCGATGATATTCTAAATCATACACGCTAGAATGATAATAACCTGGATATTGTATTGATTCTAAGTCAATCACATGATCAAGTTCAGAAATTAATCCGTGACACTGGACTGATTGTTGTTCGGCCAGTCGACGAGTTTTGGCATCAGTGTCTTCAGTGTTATTTCCAAGGCATAAAATTCGCATTACCATCCTGCCTGTTTCAATATTAGTTTTGCGTATTCTGTGTCTGCGGCATAGTCTGAGAATTTCTTTTGCCACACATCTGAATCTATGTAAGGCCATATCATGCCCACCTGATCAGCAGCGAGTTCGCCCAGGAACTTTTGCCCCGACTCTGAATTGTATATCACCCAAGGACTGATGCGTCCGGTAGTGATAGCATGGCACATGGCATGTGTACTACCGTAACGCAAACAATCATGTGGTGGCGCTGAGTGTTTTTCACTCCAGTCTATGCCAAACTCCACTGCTCGTGCCAAGGCGTCTGTCACTGCTTCCACTTTCAAATAGTCCAGCAAGTACTCAGTGTAGATTTTGTCACTACCCCAGTTGTCAATCTTTTTGTTGTGTTTCAGCAACCATTCTGTGAACTGTCTAGGATTGATTACCTTTGTGGCCACACAGTATCTACCAAACTTAACAAATGCTCGGTAGTAAGGTGAGTCAGCAAAGTCATCAAATGTTTTGAGTCGAGCCGAGCCTTGTGCAATCTCATAGAAACGCAAGTAGGATTGAAAGCCCAGTTCAACACCACGTTCACTGCGTTCTTGTCGTCGTCGTTTGGGCTCACACATGTGAACCACAAGACTTTCTGCACGACGAAATGTTTTCTTGCAGTAACCGCAGGTCAGTTCACTTGGTGTCTCGGCCATGGTCTCGAATGTGTTGATCTAGTTCTTTCTTTGTGGTCATTGCGGCCAGCATGGCTATTTCATCTTCTTTGTATGTGGGAAATAACTCGGCCAACTGTTTTTTGATACTGCTTGCCCCTGCGCCTGTTTCTTTCTTCTTGGGCGAGATCCAGTTGTGTCTGGGTGTGCCCATGTCTGGACTCACCGTTGTGGCACACAGCCATTGCAGTTCAGGATGCCGGTTAATATTAAAGAAGTGTT